CGTTCGGACAAAAAAAATCAGACTTTGCAATGTAGTTTGGATAGGATATAAAAGCATATGGGATTTTTTACAGATAAGTTTAAAGAAATTTTTAGTGGTAGCTCTACAGCCAACGACAATGCTGGTTCATCAAGCTCTAATAACAATTCTAATAATAATAATTACAATAGTTATTTAGAAGCGTCGGGTGCTGGTGAACAAATTGCTTCCGATCAAATTAATAATTTAGTTAACAATAATCAAAATTTAAAAAACCAAGCAAGCGCAGTTAATGTTAATCCAAAGTTTACGGATTTTATAGAAAGAAACACTGTTAATGGAGTTCCTAATTCCGCTGCTCAAGCGATTATAAATCAATATGATAGCGGATTAAATAAATATCAAGTAGCTATGGAAGGTATAAAGAATTCTCCTGGTGGAAAACAAGCATTTAAAAAAGCTTTTCCCAATCCTTTAGTTCAGGGTGCACAAGCCATTGGAAACTATATACAAGGAGGAGGTATCCTTGGTATCCTTCCTAACCTTATGAGTAATGTAAATGAAAAAATAGGCGGTATTTTTAATCAAGATAAAGTTCCAACAGATATGGGTACCAGCATGAGTAGTATGGATCAAGCAGATTTAGATGCTTTATCAGGGCCAAGTATGTTAGATATCTCCGGACCAGGTACAGCTGCAACAGGATTTGATAATGAGGCTGATGCTATAGCTGCATACAATGCAGAGAATTCAAACTTCCCTGCACTTAATATGGGCATAACTAATCCTGAGTTAATGAACGCAAGTTCATTGTTAAATTTTGAGGACTTATTAAATTACAATATTAATGGTGCAGATGTGCAAAGTATTATTAACTCTTTTAAAGATAATAAAGGATTTGATGTTAAAGATAATCAATTACAGTATAATGTACCTATAGGTCCGGGTAATTTACAGTTTGGCGCAGGTCAAAACAACGCCGGTATAAATTTTAGCTTACCGTTTGGTGCATAATGTTAACGATGCGTGATTGGATATGGATAGCCTGCATAGTAGCAGGTATCGCTTTTACAAACGGGATGCTTTCATCACGGGTCACGGCTCTTGAATCAAATATAAAAGACTTTGATATGCTTCGTATCGATGCACGACTAGCAGTGATAGAAGAACAACTTAAACAAATAAATAAAAAATTAGATTAAATTTCAGATGGAAACATATCCATCTCAATACATTTTGTTTTAATCCACACAGGATTAATACCTCTTTGCCGTGCAGCTTCATGTGTTATGTTCTCTCTCACCACTCTTTGTTGTTCACATGCTTCTAAACTTGGTAATATAAAAGCTTGGTATTTAATACTAGGCATACCAGGAGAATGCATCATCAAGAGTAATAGGAATACTTTAATCATTTGTATGTAAATATTCTATCATCCTTTCTAATTCAAGTTTTCTCTCTTTAAACATACCTGCTCCCAAATTATGACGTTGGCACAGTAGGCCTCGTGGTAAAATATTAGAATTATTTTTATAATCTTTTCTTGTATATTTATGATTATGATCAATAGCTAATTCGGCTTGATTACTTCTTTTATTTTTTCTACTAGGAGCTTTATTATATAAAATATTAGGGCCACAAACAAAACAAGTAGGGGAATGTTTAAGCCACCAATCTGCGACAGTAACTCCCCATTCACATTTAATTCGTCTGTATCTTAAAGTTATTCTTCCTTCGGGGGTTGATCGTAATTTTGCTTGATGTTTTTTTTTACATCTCGTGCTAGCTTCTTTTCCCTTAATAGTATTTACATATCTTTTTTGTCGTTCTCTTGCGTATGCCATATTATTTAGCTTCCCCCCATGAGGGCCCTTTCTCTAAATCAATTACACTAGGTAGATTTAATTCTACACAGTGTTCCATTATTTCTATAATCTTTTTCGCTTGTTCATCTGATTCAAAAGAAAGATCAAGTTCATCATGAACCTGTATCAAAGGTAAAAAACCTTCTTCATATAAAGTAACCATCGCTTGTTTAGTTTGATCAGCGGCGCTACCCTGTATCAATCTATTCAATGCTTTGTATGTCCACCCTCTTTTAATTCTAGTGAACCCGCCGTACTCTCGTTCAGCCTGTTCTTTAGGAAGAGGTAAGCCGGCTCCAAATTCTAAAGGCTCCCATAAATCAAAACGGCACTTACGTCCTTTAATAGTTCTAATAAAACCTACATCACTTGCTCGTTTTTGAGCGTTCTTAGTAAGTTGTCTAACAAAGGGTACATTAGTATGGTATTTAACAAAAAGTTCCTCAGCCTCAAATTCTGTAAGATTTAATTCATTTGCTAGTTTTGCTTTACCCATACCATACATCATGCCTAAGTTAATTGTCTTAGCTTGCTTACGATCAATGCCTGCCATGTCTGCTACTGTTTGATGGAAATCTATGTTCCCAGATTTGTATCCTTCTATTAAATGATCTGACCCTTCAAGTTTAGTTAAGTTTGCATAATGCACTAAGAGTCTTGGCTCTTGCTGAGAGTAATCAAAAGCGCCCCACTGCTGCCCCTCTTCTGGAATAAATAATCTTCTAATCAAAGGACCTATTTCTTTATTACGAGCAGGGATTTGTTGCAGGTTTGGATTCTGCATACTTAATCTACCAGAGATTGTACCTCCCTGCTCGTTTCTCATTTGATTTATTTCTGCGTGGATTCGTCCTTTGTGCTCGTGCTTGAGAATACTATCAATGAAAGTGGTTCTCGCCTTATTAATTTCTCTAGCTTCAACAACCAATCTTGCAATTGGATTAGAATGATTTGACAAAAAGTCTTTGTCAAAACGAGGCTGTTTAGACTTCTCAGTACGTTCGTAAGGCACTCCGGCTGCATCAAAAGCTTTAGCGACAGACGTTGGAGTCCAAATATCAACATGGACATTTGTACTCTCATGTATTTTTTTAAGTATCTTTTTCTCTGAAGTAAGTAAAAACTTCTTTGTTCTCTCTGCATGGTCGACATCTACTTTAACTCCTTTCTTTTTCATTTCAAATAAAACAGGAAACAAATCTGTTTCTAATTTAAATACGTCTATTAATTCTTGTTTAACTATCTCACGTCTTAATATTTCCCACAACTTTAAAGTTAATGCTGCATCTTGTTCAGCATAAGGACCCACGTACATAGGAGGCAACCTCCACATCTCAGTCTTCGCATTAACACCCCACTCTTTCGCTGCATCATATAAAGCTGTCTGTGATTTTTTTTCTCCTACATATTTTTTTCCTAACTCATCAAGAGAAAATCTTCTAGGCTCATTCTCATTTACTAAAGGACCGGCAATCATAGTATCAATAATTCTACCATGAACCTTTAGTCCCATTTGATGTAACCACCCTACATCATAGATTGCATTGTGAAATATTTTATCACAAGGTAATTCTAATATTTTTTTAAGTTGTCTTGTAAATATTTTAACATCTATGTTGCCGCCACCTTCATGCCTAATAGGAAAATAACCTTTCCATCCTTCAACAGCTATAGCTACACCAATAACATAACCATTACTGATTGCCCATCCTGGTCCTATTCCTTCGTTTAATCCCTTATCCCTCGTCTCTAAATCAATAGCAATTTCTTTTGCTTCACTTAAATCTGGTATTCTTTCCGGAGGAAGCCATTCAATTTTAGTTTGAAATAAAGGTATTTGCATAAGTCTCCTATTCTGTTTCGGTGTCTTGTATTTCTCCAGCGATTGCTGCATATCCCGCCATGTCTATGTAACAGTCCTCTGTTTTTCTATGTTTTAATCGTGCCACTTTTACTAACATCATACATATGGATACATCGTGCGCTGATATTTCATGATCTAAAAAACTACTCCATAACTTTGCAATGTTTTCATGGTTTGTTTTTTTGTTTCCATAATCTCTTTCTCTTGGGCCCCTTATAACTTTAATTGTTTTTTCTAAATATTCTCTGCTATCCATTTATGTTCTCCAAAACATTTCCGAAAACTCTTTATTAGTTTCCGAACGAACCATATGTAGTTCTTTTTTTGCTCGTGTCATTCCCACATAGAACACCCGACGTTCTGCATCTCTATTTTTCCTATACCCTTCATCAACACGATGCGAGAGTTGAGAAAATAATAATACGTTGCTTGCCTCCCCACCTTTAGATCCGTGAATAGTAGAAAGTCTTACCTTTGCTTCATGATTTAAATTTTGATTGCGTCTTAGCGAAGCTAATAAATAAGCTACTCGTGTTGGAGATATTCTATCTAAAGCCTCGTCCCATTGCATTGCTTGTGGTAATAAGAGTCCATAATCATTTACTAGTTCATGATAGTTATATTCTTTTTCCTCATTAGCACGGGGCATAGTCTTTGACCCATACTTAACACCAACATCTATACTCATATAATGATACATAGCTTTAGCTCCTTCTAACGTAATATATTTATTACGGGAAAGCCGTGTCCAACTATTGATAGCTAATAACAAACGATCACTTACTGATTTAGAATTTTGTCGTTGATAAAAAATTCCTCGTGTCTTTAACTCTTCTTCTACTTTATCTAATATGTAGTTTGTCCTAGCTAAAATTAACCAATCATCTTTTAAAAAATCTATATTACGATAAGGGTTCGGTTGAAACTTTAGTAAACCTTGTCTATCTGTAGCGTTCCAATTTTTTTCTACACGATTATCAATGCGACTAATCACAGAATTTGCACGATTTTGCACGGCTAACGGTACACGGTACGATTGATTTAAAATAATTCTATTTCCTTTCTGTTGTCTGAATCTCCAAGGATGTGCCCCGGCCCATTCAAATATTGCCTGATCATCATCGCCTGCAATATAAATATGAGTAGCATTTTTACATAATAAGTCTACCATATTCCATTGAATTCCGCTAAGATCCTGCGCCTCATCTATAATAAGTAAACGAAATTTAGGAGACGTGCCACGTTTTACAAATTCTAAAATCATATCCGTAAAATCTAAGAACCCGTTTTGTTTTTTATATTTCTCTAATCCTGATGCAATCTTACGTAGTTTTTGAAACCCTCCTTGTAAATGACCGGTGCTTGGCTGACAAAACTGATGTTCTAAACTAACATCTTTAATCCTCGCAAGATCCACAATATTTACAAACTTATCATCTTGCCAACCTGTTCCATAGTTGTCATACTTATTTGCCGGATTAGATATTTTTGCTTTTAACAAGCCAGACATTTCTTTGTAGTCATTATCATCCATTAAAGAAGAATCGTTTAATCCTAATTCCATATAAGCTAAACTATGTAAGGTTCTAAAGTATTTAAAATCTTTTTTATCGTACTGCGGAAACTGGTTCACGGCACGGGTGATAGCTTCGGTTGCTGCTCTACGAGTATAGGCAAAGTAACCAATTTGATCGGGCTCAATACCTTTAGTTAATGCCTCTTCTACTATACTTAAAAGTTTGTGTGTCTTGCCTGTACCAGGAGGTCCAAAAATAATATTCTTCATTAAAAAGCCTCTTTCTTTTTCATGTCTGGAAGAGGTATGTCTTTTTTATCTATTGGCTTAGAAGGCACATACCATAAATAATAAGTAATATTCTTAACTGTTTTTCTATGATTGCCCCCTCCTAAATCCTGCATAACTCTTGCATGCATTTCTGTTTGAGTAAGAGCAACAAATCTTTTCTTGTTTAAATACTCTTTTAAAGTCTTTGGTTGAAAATAAATTTTTCCTTCATTCTCCCAAGGCATTTCAATTGCTATCTCTTCTTCTCTATCTGATACTCCTTGATCATAAATAAAAGAATATAAATAAGAATCAAATTGACCGTACTTACTTATCTCTGCAGGAGTTTTAATTATCTCTACGTTCTCTAATAAACTTTGAATCTTTATGGTCCATGCGGCAGGGCTTAGGGCGTTAGGTAATTGTGTTAATGCGTCCATGCATTTTTTTCTAAACTTGCGTTGATCAAATAGTTCCTCTGTATTTAAAACTAATCTCTCTTCTTCAAAGTTTAAAAACCAAACAGGTTCATCTGAATCATATTTTTGTAGATCAGAAAA